TTCTTATAACCGCGCTAATCCCGGTAAGCCGGGGCTGAAGCGACCGCAGCCTGAAGGCGGACCTCGTAAGAAATCATTTTGTGCCCGGATGTCGGGAATGAAGAAGAAGCTTACGAGTGCTAAAACGGCTAACGATCCCAATTCTCGTATTAATAAATCCTTGCGAGCATGGAACTGCTAAGTCATGGAAATGCTCGTTTGGAATATGGTTCTCACGGGAATCGTGGCGATATTGAGTTTTGTGGTTAAGGAGAAGTTTGCCGAGTTACAAAGACTCGGCATTTTGCTTAATAAAACTCGGGAAGAAGTAGCGCGTGACCACATCACCCGTGCCGAAGTCCGAGAAGATATGAGGCAACTGATTGACCGGCTTGAGAAGTTGGATCAGAAAATAGACCAACTAATCAAAAACACTAAATGATTTAGAGGCAATTTAAATGAAAGAGTCCAAGGCAATGATGAAGAAAGAAGTGTCCTTTATGAAGAAGAAGGGCGCTCCGAAGTCTATGCTGAAGCACGAAATGGCTGAGATGCGTGGCATGAAGAAAGGTGTGAAGAAGATGGCTGGAGGCGGTTCTACCGGTTCTTTCCGTCGTCAGGCCGATGGCATCGCCAGCAAAGGCAAGACCAAGGGCAAGATGGTCAAGATGATGGGCGGCGGCTACTGCGGCTAATTGAGGCAATCATGAAACGTAAAATGCGGAAATTTGAAATGGGGGGTCCGACCAACTACGCCGAATCTGGCGGTGGTGGCGGGTCTGAAATGAGCTTTAGCGAAGCCTTCAAAGCCGCACGCGCTGTGGCTAAAAGAGAAGGCCGCGACCCGGATAAGGAACAGTTCACTTGGAAGGGTAAGAAGTACAAGGCAGAGATGGGCGGTGGCAGCAAAGACTCTGCTCCCTCTCGTGTAACGAAGACTGAAACGACTACGGAAGTTGAGGCTCCCGCTTCAAGCGGCGCTCGTTCTGGTGGTCGTGGCAGTAAGCCGGGTTCGGCTAAGGTTGGTACGGGGCGTTACGATGACCCGACTTCCAGTTACATGGACCGTGTGCTTTCTCCGTTCAAGCGTTTGACGGGCGGCGATCTCTTCGGTCAGCGTAAGGTTGAGCGCGTTGCCAAAGGTGCTGGCGTAGACACGGAGGAAGCCCGTCGCAGGGTCCGTGAGGCTGGCATGTATCGTGGCGGCAGCATCAAGAAGATGGCTGGCGGCGGTATGGCTCGTTCTTCTGCTTCCAAGCGTGCTGATGGCATTGCCCAGCGTGGCAAGACCAAAGGCCGAATCATCTAAATATGGATCGCATCCCTAAGTACACCGCAGGGATGTTTAAAAAGAAGATGTCCCGATTTGGGGCATCTTCGATCCGTATGCCGCGCATAGCTAAACCGCGAATTAAGAAACTTGCGGGCGGCGGTTCAGTTGGATACGAAGAAGCTCCCCCTGCGTTTGAGTCGCCTAATAAAACTTTTAAACAAGCTTTTAGGCAGGCAAGACAAGAAGGCAAAGAGGCCTTTGAGTGGAAAGGGAAGTTGTACGACTCCCAGACCAAAGAAGAACGCAAGAAGATGCTTGATAAGGCGACGGAAGAGTTCATGGCTAATCCGCCCTACAAGAACATGGGGCATAAGCTTGGCACTTTTAAGCTAGAAAAGCCCAAAGAGCGGGAAACGTACATGGCTAAAGGCGGCAAAGTCCGTGGTGACGGCATCGCCAAACGCGGTAGAACCCGAGGCAAATTTGTATGATGGCTTCACGTGGAATGGGTGCTATATCGGCAAAAAAGATCCCCCGTGCAAAGCGCAGGGGGGATAGCAAGCCTGTAATAGGCACTGGAAGACCCATTAAAACTTTCGCCAAGGGCGGCGAGAGCCGCGTGAATGAGGCGGGTAATTACACTAAGCCCGGTATGCGTAAGCGGCTCTTTGAATCCATCAAGGGCCGGGCCACGCAGGGTACAGCCGCAGGGCAGTGGAGCGCAAGAAAAGCGCAGTTGCTTGCTAAGCAGTATAAGGCCAAGGGCGGAGGCTATCGCGGATGAAAGCCCCCCAGCAGTCGCTCAAGGCTTGGACTCAGCAGAAATGGAGGACAAAGAGTGGTAAACGATCTTCTGACACAGGCGAAAGGTATCTACCAGAAGCTGCGATCAAAGCTCTCAGCCCTCAAGAGTACGCTCGTACAACGGCTGCCAAAAGGCGGGGTAAAGCCCAAGGCAAGCAGTTCGTCGCCCAGCCCAAAGGTATCAAAGAAAAAGTAAGACCGCACAGACGTAGAGGTATGTGACATGGCTGAGAAGTGGATTCAGAAAGCAATCAAGAAACCCGGTGCGCTACGTGCGTCGTTGGGCGTTAAGGCTGGGCAGAAGATCCCGGCCAAGAAGCTTGCCGCCGCTGCCAAAGCTCCCGGCAAAATGGGACAACGTGCGCGTCTGGCTCAGACGTTGAAGGGTTTGAAGAAGTGACCGAACCGACCGACATCGAGATGTTCAAGGCGCAGGTTCAGGCTGAGTTGAATCGGCTTGAGGCGCAGTCGTCCGCCAAGGATGTGGCGGGTAAAGCCATTGGCAAAGATGGTTTGAAATACATCACAGCGATTGTTGTCATCGGTGTCGTGTCTAGCCTGTTCCTTGATAACGACAAGATTGCTGCCGTTATGGGGCTGCTCGGTGCGTCCTTGACCGCCCTGATCTCCATGCTTAACGGGATCGCAGGCACGGTGGAGAAAGAAGAGAAGCCCGAGTTTGAGGTCATAAAGGAACTCATCACCAAACTCGACAAGCTGGATCGTAAAGAGCAGCCGATGCGGGTTGATGTCGAAGGCGATCATGTTACCGTCACCAAGGGTGACGATGTGGTAACAGCGAGGAAGTAATGGCCTACAAAACGACAGCTACCACGGACTTCAATCTTGATCTCAACACGATCATCGAAGAGGCTTTTGAGCGTTGTGGTGCGGAGTTGCGGACGGGTTACGACTTCCGTACCGCCAAACGTAGTCTTGGTCTATTGCTCATGGACTGGGCGAACCGGGGTATTAACCTCTGGACGCTGGAGACTGATACCCAGACTCTGACGTACAACCAAGGTACTTACGATCTTCCTGCTGATACGGTTGACCTGCTTGACCACGTGATCCGCACGGGTTCTGGTACAAACCAGCAGGACATCAATATCACGCGCATTTCGTCCAGTACCTACCTGTCCATTCCGAACAAGAACGCGACGGGTCGTCCAATCCAGATCTGGATTAATCGCCGTACGGGTGCGACGGATTCGACGGGTGCTGTGGTCTATCCGCAGTACACGGTCTGGCCTAAGCCTGACAACACGACGACTTGGACGCTGGTCTACACCAGACTTGTGCGTATGACGGACCCCGGTACTGGCGTGAATGGTCAGGATATCCCGTTCCGTTTCCTACCCTGCATGGTGGCGGGGTTGGCCTATATGCTCTCCATGAAGATTCCCAACGCGGATGCTCGGATGCCGATGCTCAAGGCCCAGTACGACGAGGCTTGGGATTTGGCGGCAGGAGAGGACCGGGAAAAGGCAGCGGTGCGGTTTGTGCCACGTGAGAGCTTCTTGGGTGGATACTAATGCCCAATCGGTTTGCAAGTGGCAAGAATGCGATTGCGGAGTGCGACCGGTGCGGATTCCGGTACAAACTTCGTCAGTTGAAGTCTTTGGTGATCAAGACCAAGAACGTAAATATCTTGGTCTGTCCGGAGTGTTGGGAGCCTGATCAGCCGCAGTTGTCGCTGGGCCTATACCCGGTTGATGACCCGCAGGCACTTAGGAATCCAAGACCTGACCTGAGTTACTACGAGGAAGGTAACAACGGCGCAGGTGGTAGTAGAATGATTCAATGGGGTTGGAACCCGGTCGGCGGATCAAGATCGTTCGATGCGGAACTAACCCCTAATACTCTCGCCCCCGCAGGCGAAGTAGGAACCGTAACGGTCGTAACGACCTAGGAGATTGAGATGAAGAACGGTATGCGTAAGGTCGCTAAGGAAGAAGTACGGGCACATGAGGCCCGTATGCACAAAGGCGTTAAAAATATGCGTGCTGGCGGCAAAACCAACAGCGACATGAAGAAGTACGGTCGTGGTATGGCGAAGGTGATGAACCAGCGCAGCCCGATGCGTGGCTCTTCGGGTCCGAGGTAAGTCATGAACAACATGAACAAGATTAAGCCCAACACCGATTCGACGGGTCGCAACGGCTACCCTGAGAAGGATGTGAATAAGGGCGTCACCCACATGAAGATGAAGGGTGCTGGTGCTGCGACGAAGGGCACGAAGTTCGTGTCGCAGATCAATCTTGATACGGATATGAAGTATCGGTCGGGCTGGTCGCCGTGAATTACAGTCAGCTTTCTACACTGATTCAGGAGTATTGTGAGTCTACGGAGCAGAGCTTCGTAGCGAATATTCCTACGTTTGTGCAGGTAGCTGAAGAGCGGATCTACAACTCAGTTCAGATCCCGGCGATTCGTAAAAACGTGACGGGTACGACGACGATTAACTTTCAGTACCTTGCACTACCGTCTGATTGGCTTTCGACGTTCTCATTGGCAGTGATCGACCCGACTACTGGGGATTACGAGTATCTGCTGAATAAGGATGTGAACTACATTCGGCAAGCCTACCCGCCTCCGAATAGCACAGGGAAACCTGCGTATTACGCGATTTGGGACGACACGACTATGTTGTTAGGCCCGACTCCTGATAATACGTATTCGATGGAACTGCATTACTATTATTACCCGGTGTCTATCGTTAATTACGGTACGTCATGGCTCGGGGATAATTTCGAGTCGGTACTGCTCTATGGGTCGTTGCGCGAGGCGTATACGTACTTGAAGGGCGAAGCCGATATGATGCAGAACTACGAGGCGAAGTATCAGGAGGCGTTGGCGCTCCTCAAACGTCTTGGCGATGGCTTGGATCGTCAGGATGCATATCGTTCTGGTCAAGCTAGGATTCCGGTCACATGAGCTTTGTAGGCGGAGTAAAAGTTGGTCAGGTGTTTGTCCAGACCACAAATAGCCGTGAACACACGGTAGAAGAGATTGCTGAGCGTGCGGTTAACCGTGCGCTTCGTGCTGAAACCCGCGAGGGTTTAAAACTGATACTCACAAAGTATCTGCAAGAGGCGCAAAGTGCGGCGTTAAAAACTGCACAACGTAACTTAATTGAACAAGGGTTTAACGACGCGGCTTCGCGTTTAGGAGATTGAGATGGCTATCACTCAGGCAATGGCAACATCGTTCAAGGTTGAGATCCTTGACGGTATCCACAACTTCGGTGTCGGCGTGGTCCGTGCTTCTACGGCAGCGGATGTATTCAAGCTGGCTCTGTACACTTCTTCGGCTACGTTGAGCGCGGCGACGACTGCGTATACGACTTCGGATGAAGTGTCCTCGTCTGGCACGAACTACACGGCTGGCGGTCTGACGCTCACGATCTCGCAGGTGCCGACTTCAAGCGGTACGACGGCGTTCCTCGACTTTGATGACCTGACGTTCCCGAGCGCCACGATCACGGCAAACGGTGCCTTGATTTACAACGCGACTCAGAGCAACAAGGCTGTGGCAGTGCTGGCATTTGGCGGGGATAAGACCTCGACGGCTGGTAACTTCACCATTCAGTTCCCGGCGGCTGCTGCTTCGACCGCGATCCTTCGCATCGCCTAACTAGAGAACTCCCATGCCGCTCCCTATTGGTTGGGGTGAACAAGGCTGGGGTGAGCTAGGCTGGGGGTCTGAAACCAACATTACTGTTTATTTATCTGGCTGGGGCGCAGATACAGTAGGTTGGGGCGAACAAGGCTGGGGCGAAACCTATTATCGCTTCATCGGTACCGGTGAGGTGGGTACGGTTTCGGTTGCAGCAAGCACCGATATTTCTGTAACAGGTCTTGCAGCGACTAGCCAACTCGGTACGGTCTTTGTCATACACGACCAAGTTCTTGTCGTAACCGGTTTAGAAGCAACCGGTCAAATTGGCACTGTACAGGCGCTTTCAGTAACTGGAGTTCAAGGAGATACTGCACTAGGTACGCTTTTTGTTGCTTCTGGAATTGTAGAGCCCGTAAGTGGGGTTTCCGCCACAAGTGAGACTGGTGATGTTACTGTTCTTGAAAATGAAGTAGTAATTCCTACAGGAGTTGAGGCTACAGGACAGTTAGGTACAGTATTTCTTATTCTTGACTGTAAATTTCCGGTTACGGGAGTCGCAGGAACAAGTGAACTTGGAATAGCGGAGCAGTTTTCTAAATATCCTGTTACTGGCGTATCGGCAACGGGCCAGATCGGGACGGTAACTATTAATGTTAGTTACCTAGTGACGGGGGTTTCGGCAACAGGATATATTGGGGCGCAAACACCCGCAGTAAATGTATGGGGATTGATTAACACTAACCAGAATGCGAACTGGACACAAATCGCCGCGTGAGGTAATTCAAAATGGCTAGTACATATTCAACTAATTTGGCCCTTGAGCTTATCGGCACGGGCGATCAGGCAGGTACGTGGGGTAACACGACCAACACGAACCTTGGCACGCTCATTGAGCAGGCCATCTCTGGTTACGTCACTCAAGCCGTATCAACGGGTGCCACGACTACCATCACCATCCCGAACGGTGCTACGGGCGTTGCTCGTAACATGTTTATTGAATTGACGGGTACGGGCGGTACCAACACGGTGCTTGAAGTTCCTGCCAACAAAAAACTCTACTTTATCTACAACAACACTACGGGTGCTGTAACGGTCAAAGTGACTGGGCAAACGGGTATTTCCGTCGCTGCGGGTGCAAAGCAGATTCTAGTTAGTAACGGCACGGATATTGTTGAAGCAACAAGTTATATCACCGCGCTTAATAGCAGTCTGACGCTGAATACGTTAAATGCAACGTCAGCTAGTATCACTACGCTGTCAGGAACAACCGCCGATTACACGACCATTACCGGCACCACGATTGGCACGACAGCGACGACTCAGCTTCGTGCAGCTAGTGCCAACATTACTACAGCCACCGGCACTACGTTTAGCGCCACTAACATGGGAGCGCAGGCAAGCACTCAATTCCAAGGTGCTAGTGCCAACATCACCACGGCGACTGGTACCACGTTTAGCGCCACCACGATGGGCGCTCAGTCCACGACGACGTTCTTGGGAACGAGTGCCAATATCACAACTATATCGGGCACAACGGCTACTTATACGTCGGCTAACATCACAACTGTTACGGGAACGGCAGCGACGTTTACAACCTCATCAGACGGTGCAGGAAATCTTCGTAACATTCCGTCAGCAGGCACATCTAAAACTTCAGAATATACGCTGACTACTTCTGATCTTGGTGAATTTGTTACGGTAAGCACTAGTGGCAAAGTGTTAGTGCCAAACAATACCTTCGTAACGGGGAATGCAATTTCTGTATATAACGATACGACAGGTAATGTCAGCATTAATATCAGTACGACAACGGGCTATGTTGTAGGCACTAATACCAACCGTACGGGTATGACGTTGGCTACTCGCGGTATCGCCACAATTCTTTTCATTAATCCTTCTTATTGTATCGTT